GACTTAGAAGTACCTTTTGCGAGATAGACATCTCTAATTTTTTTAAGGATTATTTTTTTATCTGTTTTAGCTAGGTCTATACTTACAGGTATAATTTCTTTTCTAAAATAATCTATAAAAGCATCCAATGTTGTATCAATGTTTTTTATTTGATTATGATTGTTAATCAAACTTGAAGGACCATCAATTTTCTTGAACATGTCCTTAACAGAAGTACTTTCAGAATCATTATTTTTTTCTAAAAACTCATAATAAGCTTCTAAAAATTGTTGAAAGCCTGGATTATCAGATGTGATAAACTCAGGCAGACTATCGGTAATAAATGACTTTGTAGATTTTTCCATTACAAGCTTCGCGATAGGTTAATGTTTTTAATTGTAGCTGTATCATTTTTTTCTACTACATCTACTAATGAGGCTTCGTCAGCAATTTGTAAAATTGTATTTTCCGTTGCAAGTACATCAAACGAATCAGGAACAGCTGTAAACAATATCGAACCATTTGCCGGATCAAAATCTTGAATATCAACTTCACCAGTTTCGTAATTTATTGTACCAGCTCTATCATTTACTGTAATCTTTGTATTATCAATAAAATCATACAATCTAATATTGCCATAACCATCTTCATCAAATCCAGATTGATAAGTTCTACCTTCTCTGAAGAATAAGTTAGAAGAAAAAACTCCGCCATTAACAGCATTAAATCCATCATTCGGATGATATATCCTATTGTTATACGTCCAACTATAAAAATCTAACAAACCGTTCAAAGCAACATTATCTACTCTTAACAACACGCGTGTATTTGAACTTACAATTGAAGTATCTAATTCTTCTACATGTGAGGAAAAAACAGATATATTGAAGTTGTTCATAAAGTCACCAACATATGTTGTGTTTAGTCTTCTGAGTAATGTTAGTAATTTTGATTTTAAAATTTCTTTCGAAGAAGCTAAAAGTTTGTCGTCATATATTAATATAGTTTTTAAAACAACCTTCATAATAAACGGATCAACTAATTTTGGTCTAATAGTAACAACGTTGTTAGGATTCAATATCTCAGTTAGAATTGTATCTTTAGTAGAGGCTGTAAGCTTATCACCTGATTTTGGTTTAACACTTATATAAACATTACCAGGCTTACCAATCTTTTCACCGCCATAAACATTAATCGATTGAATGTCGGCGAATTTGTTTTTTAACAAAGCACCGTAATCATTTTCTGTAACTGCTCTAAATTGTGATTGATACCAGTGTGGGGCATTGTCCTTAATTTCAGATATTGTTTCAGGAGAGGTACCGCCTTGGGTTGGTGTCACATTACCTAAAATAGTAATGTCAGTTCTATTAGTTATATTTGTACTAAATAATCTTACTCCATTACCTGCTTCGGCATTTGTAGCAATATATGTTACCAGAATCACACTATTTTTACTTGGCTTTGCTCCGACTACATTATTTCCAAATAAAATTCTATGTGTTTTATTTTTGGTTTCTTCAACAAAATATATTGTACTATCTTTTGTGGTATTGTTCATTCCTTCAAGTTCAGGTGTAAGTTGTGTGTGTTTCAAACCATCAACTGTAACAGTTAAAGTTGTTGTATCAATATTAGTTTGACCCAAATCAAATGCAGGAAATTCATCAGTAATATCACCCATAATAAATCTTTGTGTTATTAAATCACCTTCATACACTTGAACATTGACTGTACGTGTTATGTCGTTTAAACTGTAGTTAACTGAATAATCTTGTATAGTGTAAAAATTTAATTTTTGATTACCAATTGATGATTGGAATAATGTTCCTCCAGGAATAATATAATATGGCTCGCCACTTCTTCTTGGAACATTCAGATTAAGTACAGTAGTAGCAGCTCTCGAAGATCTTGGAACATAATTTAAAGACTTGGCTAAGGACACAACGTTTTGTCTAATTAAAGCTGTATCTAAAAAAGATTCGTTTAATTGAAAGTTTGCTGCAAGTGCATTGTAATGTGTGTTATATGCTAATATATCCATTAACAAATTTAAACCTGAACCTTCAAAGTTATAATCTTTGAATTCTGGTCTGTCTTTAAAAAAGCTAACAAGATCTGATTTAATTTGATCAAAATCAAGACTTGCTACTACTGGTCTATTATCCATTATCTTAACCTTTTGAGTACGGTACTAAATTCTGCAACTGTGTTGTCTGATATAATGTTATACACTATTGTAATGCTATACGCATTAACTTCTGAATTATCTTGTATGAATATATCTATCAAGCTAACTCTTGGCTCATGATTTGATATTGAATCATTTATAGCTGATTTTATATCTAGTATTGTAATAACATCAGCAGGTTCAAACAAAAGGCTTCTAATATTACATCCAAAAGTAGGATTGAAAGGCCTTTCATAAAAATTTGTGTTTATTAAATTTCTAATACTTTGATTTATAGCATTAGTGTCAGTTTTACTACCAATGTCACCTGTCAGTGGATTGAAACTGAATGAAACATCAAAATCTTTATATATATTTTTTCTATTGAATGTTTGTTGAGCCATGTTTTATTTATAAGATAAATACAAATATATATATAACCCTGCAGGTAAAGAATCTAGATATGGCTGGAAGAAAAAATCACGGAAACAATTCAAAACGCTTTGATGTAAACTCTTTTTACGCTTACATCAAAAAAGCTCACGTCAGTGAATTACTTGATAAAGATGGTAACACTCCTTTTGATTCTGATTCAATTGATAACAGTGTATGGGAATACGCTGCATACATCTACAAAGATATTCAAGATTATGGTGGTAGACTATCTTATCATGATTCAGAATCTTTTAGATCCGATTCGGATGGTTCGGGTAGTAACAATTGGTCAGCTATAAGCAGAACAGCCGCTATTAGTCAAGTCTACAAACCTTTAAGAAGATGGTTATATTCTTTAGATTCTGACGAAGGCATTAATGCTTCTGAAGATCAGATATCAAGTGGTTTTAATAGAAAATATTACACAATACCATTAACTGATTCAGAAGGTACATTAAGACATGTTAACATTTACACATTTCTTAAATCACATTTTGACAGATGGATGAGATTTGATCCTTACGAAAGACGTAAGATTGCATCACGTGTTGCAGATAATTTAGATGAAGATTCTGATGTTCGTTATAGATATGCTGATAATGTAATTATAGCCATGGAGGAAGACTCTGACCTTTCACGTAGAGTTGTAGAATTGGTTAGTAATGTATTACAAACAGACTCTGAAGTAAGAAATGAAATTCTTAAAACTACTATTAAGGCATTACAAAACGATTCAGATGCAGCAAGAGATCTAGCACGTATCATAGGTAATGTTCTTGAAACAGATTCAGATGTCAGAAACGAATATGCTGATAGTGTGTTAGCATCAATTAGACAAGATTCTGATCAACAAGTGGAATTAGGCTTAATATTAAGTAGCCATGAATTTTCTGAACTAAACGCTCAGACTATTTTTACAAGAAAAATAATGCCTATGGATAGCGACGATACAGGTAGTATCGGAGATTCTGATAACAGATTCGCTCTAGGTAATTTCACAACAGTTCTTACAGATGATTTAAAAGTTAGGTCATTAGAAAAAGATAGAGTTGTGTATATAGGAGATTCGGAGGGCAGGCTCGCTACATCTAGTAAGCTACAATGGCAAGGTGATTCGGAATTAATTATCGATGGTCATCTAAAAGTTATTACAGATACAAAATTAGCAACAACAAGAATAACTGATTTAGCTAAGGAAAGAATCGTATATATTTCAGATTCTGAAGGACGTTTAGCTACATCAGACAAACTACAGTGGCAAGGGGATTCTGAACTTGTTATTGACGCTAACTTAAATGTTACAAATGATACAAAACTATCTACTGTTAAAGTAACAGATTTAGCAAAAGAAAGAATTGTATTTGTAAGCGATTCAGAAGGCAAACTATCTACATCATCTAACTTGCAATGGCAAGGTGATTCTGAACTTTTAGTAACAAGATTAAACGTCACACTTGATTCAAAACTAGCTAGCGCAAGAGTTTCAAACCTAGCAAAAGATAGAATTGTTTATTCATCTGATTCTGAAGGACGTTTAGCTACAGATACAAGATTAAGATTTGAAGATGGTACGTTGATATATGATGATGTTCATATGCTAGCTATCGATTCAGACAAATTTGTAAGATTGTTAATTGAAAACATTGATTCGGAGTTTAGACAATTTGTTGGTTTAGATTCAGAAGCCGTTGAAAAAATTATTGGACAGTCGACTGTATTATCACAAGTAGCAGTTCCTGTTGGCCCTTTAGGTAATATCTATTATATTGATTCTGATAACACAAACATATTAACTAATGATGCATTGGTTACTGTAGGATCAGGTAACGAGTCAACGTTTAAAGCTTCGTTAGAAAAAGGTAGAATAGGTCATAATACAGATACAAAAAAGACTTTCTATAATGATGGATCTACTGTACACGAGATAGGTACAGCAAGAACATTTACAGATGTCGTTGTGATTGAGCAATTAGCTTCCCCGCCAGATTCAGATGTGTTAGGTATCGAGGGTCTTAGACCTGGTACAATTGCTGTAGCCGATGGTGTGAATTGGGACCCGGCAGGCTTTGCAGGTGCAACACCATACCCTGTATTCTGGGATGGTGGACAATGGCTAATTTTCTCTTTATTCTAGGTGTATAATGTCAAGATTTGACCACAGAAATAATAAAAAAAGGTTTGATCTCTATTCGTTTTACGCATTGTTAGTTAAATGTAAAATTGTAGAACTCTTAGATCAATCAGGTAAAACACCTTTTGATTCAGAATCAATAGATAAGAACGTATCCGTTTATAACGCTTATGTTACCCAAGATGCTGTTGATTTGGGAGGTGCTTTACCTTATGCTAACAATGCATCTGTAAGACAATTTCTTTATTCACTCGATGCTCAAGATGGTATTAATGATTCTGAGAATATTATCACACCTGGTTTTAATAGAACATACTACACTTTACCGTTGTCTGATTCGGAAGGAACAATCGAACACACAAGTGTGTACACATTCCTCAAATCCCATTTTGATAGATGGCTTAAGTATGATCCCTACGAAAGACGTAAAATAGCATCAAGAATTATTGACACATTAGATGTTGATTCAGATTTAAGATATAGATATGGTGATAACTTTTTAATTGCTTGTGAAGAAGATTCAGATTTATCAAGAAGAATAACTGAAGTGTTCAGTAACGTAATGCAGACTGCGAACGATTCTGATTCTGAAAGCGGTCATCATACAGTAAGAAATGAAATTTTAAAAACTACGATTAAAGCACTAAGAGGGTTAACACCAGGTGGTGATTCAGACGGCGCTGTTGAAATTGGCCACGTTCTTACTGCTGTTCTTAATAACAATTCTGATTCTGATTCTGACATAAGAAATAAATTTGGTGATTTGTTTATAGATGCTTTACGTAAAGACTCAGACACGGCTGATTCTGATTTACAAAACAGATTAAGAGACATCATAAGTAATACAGAACTTCTGTCTCTGGAATCACCTCTTGTAGTAACAAGAAAACTAATGCCGATGGACAGTGATGACACCGGTTCAATTGGCGACTCAGAGTTTAAATTTAGTCTAGCTAATTTCTCAACATTAAGATCTGATAATGTAAAAATCGATGGACTAACTAAAGATAGATTATTAGATGTTTCAGACTCCGAAGGTAAACTAAGTGATACACAAGACAACCTGCAATGGCAAGGTGATTCTGAATTAACAGTAACACATATTAACGTAACTGTAGATGCTAAGTTGTCTACAGCAAGAGTATCAGATCTTTCTAAAGATAGAATTGTTTATTCATCTGATTCAGATGGTAGAACTTCAACATCATCTAACCTGCAATGGCAAGGTGATTCAGAATTGGTAATACCACATCTAAAAGTTACAAACGATTCAAGGCTTGCTACATCAAAAGTTACAGATCTTTATAAAGATAGAATAGTCTATTCATCTGATTCAGATGGTAGATTAAGAACAAATCTTAATATACAGTTTCAAAATAATGACGAATTAGTAGTTACTAATTTAAATGTAAACAACGACTCTAAGTTTAACGCAACAAGAGTGACGGATATAAGAAAAGATGGTTTAGTATTTGTATCTGATTCTGACGGAAGACTTAATGCTGATAGCGATTTAGAATTTACAAGAGACTCGGATAAACTTGTTTTGTCGTATCAAGGCCGTAGACAATTAGCTCTCGATTCAGAAAAATTCTTTAATTTATTAATAGCCAATGACCAATATTACACTTTAGATTCGGAAGGCGTTGATAGTGTTATAACAGATACACCTGTCAAATCAGAAACGTCTTGGGTTATTGGCCAAAAAGGTGATGTTTATTTTATTGATTCAGATCAATCAAACCAACTCGAAACTAAACCTTTAGTGTATATTACTGACAAAGTAATCGATACTTCAGCAGAGTTAGCTAGAGCAACAAACGATAGAGTTACTAAGCTAACAGTGTTCAACACATGGGCAAGATTTTCCCATCAATACAATGGCGGCGCTACACCTGGGACATACAACTACCCTGCCATCCTAGCTGAAGAACAAGGGTGGGCCTATGACGCCGGCGCAGATTTAATTTACACTACTGTAAATTCAGTTTCATATGCTGGTTTTGTGTCAAGTGATACATATCAAAATTATACGTTTGATTCAATTTTTAAAACCTATAATGATAATACTAATGACGATGATGTAATTTCATCAGTTATTGGTTTTGTTACTGATGGTATTAAAGGACAGTCCGGTTATAGAGAACATACACTGCAAGTTATAAGAAATTCTGGTGGTTTTCCAATGACAGACCAAAATTTTGGAAATGTGACTTGGGCGTTAGTGTATAACTATAATCAAGATGATGTACGTTTGTTGGTTAATAAAACAACTTCTGCGCCAGTAGCAACTGCTCCTTGGAACAGTTATCCTTACGGTACAAAAGTCTTCATTAAAAGAACTGGTGATATAATTAAAGCATATTGTTCACAGATGAACGACTCTACTTATACTTTAGATTCTGATACTGAAATTATATGGGATTTGTCTTCTGATTCTGATACAAACAAATTTAGAGGACCAGTAAGATACGGTTACGGTGTGCATAGTCAAAAGGGTGCATCATGGAGTGATATTGTATTTAAACCTGATCAAGGTACATATTTACATTATATGCCAGATGGTACAACTGGTAGTAGTGGCGGAAATGTTTATGAGTATAATATTGATTCTGAAAGATGGTCAATAGACACAAGTCTTACAGTTGATAACACTGTTGGTAATAGATTATTACACAATAACTCTACAAGAAAAACTTTTTTCAATAACCCAAGCGATGATAAAGTCTATCAAATTATGACAGCTTCAAAATTCACTGATGTTATGAACTTACCGATACTTACAAGCGCTCCTGCAGTTAGTGTTGCAGGTACATTTGCAATTGCTGATGGTGTAGGCTGGGACCCTATTGGTTATGGAGCCCCAGCATATATTGTGTTTAATGATGGTACAGGTTGGTGGTATGTTGATGCGCAGCCTTAATTAAGACAAGAATAAAGCTCTCTCGTCTGCTCTTCTTTTAACTAAACCAGCTAAAACTTTCCCGCCTGCTTTTCGCCATTTTGGAAATTCGTTTGACGCGCCTTCATAGTCTTTTCTGTTGAGCTTTGCTCTGAGCGTAGATGCTTGATAGTTTCCAAGACCCACGTTAAATGAAAAAGACACCAAAGCGTCAAATTGACCCTGCGAAAGAGGGACTTTCGTGAGTCTTTCAATACCATCTTCAAAACGTTGAAGATCTTCATAGAGTAACTTATCAACTTCTTCATCAGTTAATTCCTTATTCCATTCTTTAGGTAATTTTTTACCATTACCAATTAAATGACCAACACCTATTGTCCACAAACCAATTGGGTCTTGGTAAGGTTTTCTTACAAAACCCTCATGGTGTTTAATCATGTTTACACATTTATCGCTTACGTTCATTTTTTGATTGCTCTAGACCCAAACCAGAAAGCAATAATTGCAGCAAAGATTGACTGCGTTTCTTCTGACCATAGGGTTTGTGCGACGAGTTGGACATCACCACCATCACGGAGGACCACATAGACCGCTACTCCTTCTACAAAGAAAAATAATAAGAAAAACAAATATGTGATAACAGGTCTTACTGACGATCTCATATTATTGACCCAACCAGCTGAATGTTCAGCCATTGCTGAATCATGAGCTAATAAAGCTGTCTCTCTTTGGATTTCAGATTGCATTAACATAGCCTCAGCTTTCTTGTCCTGAAGCTTTTCTTCTCTCTCAATTTGTAAACTCATAACCGCTAATTCGTGTTTTTTGTCCTTTCCATCTTGTGCAAAGTCCAATAGTTTTGGAACAAAAGATGTTCCAAAACCTAACGCTGTTGATAAAATTGTTGCAATCATAATAATCTCCTTTATTATTTAGTTTAATTTATTACCATTATATTTGTACCAATTAATTAAAGTTTCTTTTTTACTTTTTTGATATTCGTACATTTGTTCTAGCCATATTTTACTATTGGCTAGAGGATCTTCACTTTGGTTCGAAAGTGTTCTACTAAGATTAGTGTTACTATTATCTTGTTTTTTAATTGGTACCTCGACATTTAAAAACTTATCTAATGCTTTCAAATAAAAATCTTCGGTTGTTTCGCCTACAATTGCTCTTCTTTGTTCAAACAGTAAAGATTTTATATACCCTTGATATAAACCGAATGTTTGAAATTGAGATTTTCTTGTAGTGTAATTTTGAAGTAATTGTATTTGGGTTTCTGAAAACTCACCAACACCCTGTTCTCCGTTCAATATTCCCTCTGCACTGTATTTGTTTTTCTTAATATGTCCCACCAGAGTTTTAAATTCTGGATTTTCATAATCTTCCTTTTGTTGAGCTTTATAACTTGATTTTAAATATTTAAAATGGGAATTAGATTTGGTATTCATTTCACGGATAAGATCACCATAACTACTTAGAGTTTGCCCAACAGCGTTTGTATCACTACCCCACAGGCTCGAAGAAGGGAGAAGTTCAGAAGCAATAACTGTAGGATTCTCTGCTACAGCTGCCGCTGGTTCAGCTTTAATAACAGGTTCTTTTTTAGGTGGCGGTTTATTCAATTTGTTCTTGAGAACAACCTTTTCTACTTCGCCAGTTTGTAAGTTTGTTTTTAATTGTTCTAATACCTCCACACCAATATTAGGTAAGTCTCTACATGGATCGCATTTTGGAATATCCTTGTCATTGCTTAAGGAAGGAACACCAGAACTAACAGGAGGATCAATTTCTTGTTTATATGTAACTTTTACCTCAGCTCTAACATTGGGTAAGTATAAATTTTCACCTTCTAATCTCCAACCACCGTTAATACCTTTTAACATTTGAGTGAAGTAAGATTGATCTTCTCTTCTTGTTTCAACTAAAACAACACCAGCTTCTCCTCCTGATACACCAGGTAATGCTATAGCGTTAGTAGCTTTATCTCTTACGGTTTTTTCAATAGTATAGACAGACGGTTGTTGATTTGCTAATGCAAGCGCATCGTTAATAAGTGAACCTGAACTCGCAGAAGAAAGCAAACCTGAAATATCCTTACCAAATGTACCTGCCACGTTGTTTATTTCTCTAGCTATATCACCTGTGACGTTACCAATAGACGCTATAGCATTGTTAAGATCCCCAGTAATATCTCCTGCAGTCGGAAGTTTACCTGTTTGTGAACTCGCAACGTTTGCAGTAGAACTGCCTTTACCTCTATACTCAACTTTATATTCTTCGTATAAATTATCTGCAATCACGGTACCAGAATCTGGTATAAACTTGTATTGTACTAAATTAAAAAAGAAATTAGTATTAGCTTTACGAGCTTGCACTCTAGTTATACTAACTGGATCTTCCAAGTTAATAACATTGGAGCCTTTATGCTTTTTAACTTTATCGACAATAGCTATTGCAGCACTTGTTGGCACGGGTATGTTCACGTCTGACCGTATCTTTTCGATTACTTGATGAATACCGTTATACACACCATCAAACGCGTCAGTTACTTTTTTAATTTCATCTTCAAAAACTTTTAATGCAGTTGTCGAGTTGCCGTCTTTTACTGCGTCGGCAAACTTTTGTAACTTAACAACATCTGTTTGCAAATCTCTTTTTTCACTTGTATCTTCGATAGTATAAGCTACTTTTATTTCCTTAAATTCTTTTGGTGTTATTACTACCATTACACCATCTTCTTCTTCAACAGAATAATTATCTTGTCTATAAAAAAAGTTAGTACCAGCTTTTTTAACCTTAACTTCCTTTACCTCGATAAAATCATCAGGTAATGGAACTGTGTCAGTTTCGACACCTCTTTCGTTTCTTGTTATTAAGTTTTTCTTACCATTAGCTTTTTGTTCAGCCATTAGTTTTTCAACATTAATACCGTTAGTAAGAATTTCATTTAGTTTACCTTCAGCTTTTTTAAACTGGGCTGACTCTTTTATTGTTTTAAATATATCTCTTTGTTGAGCTACAGTGGGGGTTTTAATTGTACACGCCATTTTTATCCTCCTGCAAACACATTAGGAGATCCCGAAGCCGAAGCATTTGGAACCCATGAACCATGACCACCAGTACCATCACCTAATCTATGTACACTTATATTATTAACAAACACTGTACTACTACCACCCGTTGCAGGATCCCCACAACTAGTTGTATCTCCTATTCTTACAGTCTTAGCGTTATTGGTAAACACATTAGGAGAACCAACAGCATATGCTGTCTGATGAAATGGGTTTGGTGTAGGTGAAGCGTGACCTATGTGTTTGTCTAGCCCTACTCTAGTTACTGCTGGCATTAGTTCAAATCTATCCTCGCTGCATCTACGTCTAAGTTGCCTGTTATAGTAGTAGTTTGATTACCATTTACATTCTCTGTTACGTTTCCGTTTCCACTAGTTCCAACCGAAACAGTTTTATTTTTGTCAACATCAGTTATCATGTTAGATTCTGTCTCGATAGTTAAATCACCTGTTGACTTAATATCTAAAGTCCCGCTAACAGCTTTGTTTTCATTTTGTTTAGTAACTGTTGTTGTATCACTAATAACAACTCTATCAAAGTTACCTTTAATCATTCTTTCTTCGTTACCTGTAATAGTTGTTCTCATATCAGAATCAACAATACGTAACTCCATTCCACCAATACGTTGAGTATAGTCGTCAGTAACATTACTTACAAAATCATTTCCAGTTTCTTTAAACTCAGAATTTTTAATCTTAGTTTGTCTTGAACCTTTTATATTTTCCGTGACATCGCCTTCAACTTCTAAATGATAGTTACCTTTTACTAAAGTTCTCATATCGTTTTCTACAGTTATGTTCATATTACCTTTAACATAAATGTTATTACCTTTAATCACAACTTGATAATTTTCACCATTAATTGTTTCAGTTTTATTACCATCGGCTGTGATCTCATAGTTTGTACCTGATCTATGAAATTGGGCTAATCTTTCTGCATCTGGTGTATCATCTACTTCAATAGTATGTCCCGACTCTGAAGCTAAAACTTTATTATAAGGGTATAAAGGCTCGGCATCATTATGTACTGGAGGAACTGACCATGTCTGTCTTTCATAATATGAATCTGTTTTGTCTTCAGCAACAGTTGAAACTTTAGGAGGCACAGCTGTTTCAACATCAAGCTGTCTCAAATCATTTCTTAAAAAATGTGAAGGATGATCTTTGTATTCAGATGTAGCAGATAAAGGCTGATCGTTATCATAGAAAACTGTTAAAGGATTGACTGCGTCCGGATCTTCAAAACCTACATTTTCTTTTTCTGCTACATAAGGTGTAGACGGTAGCACACCCATAACAAGAGGCTGCTGCATATTTTTACCATCTGTAAAGAAACCAACTACCCATGCACCTTGTACTATACCAGTTGCTGATTGACCTACTGAGCCTGTTCCTGCTGTGTTAGGAGGAAGCATCATTGTAGCCCATGGCAAGTCATTTGTAGGGAGGGTGTTTTTATCGTCCGGGTGAATACCAAAACATCTTACTCTTACTCTACCAAGTTCATCGGGGTCTCTTCTGTCTTCTACAACACCCATAAACCAAACCATTTCGCCTGTATAAATCATATTACCTCTATAATATTCCTATTTGGGATTCTTTTGAAATACCCAATGCCATTTCGTGAACATCTCTTTTAAATATATCTTTCTTTGAAGTCACATAATATTTACCTGACCATCTCAAATCTCTAACATCAGTTTGGCTTTTTGATTTTGGTTCAGGTGAAGAAATGTTAAAATTGATTACTTGTCCAACGTCAATAACTTGATTACCAACAACTATAATTTTTAAATTTTGCATGTTGTCAATGTTAGTGTGTCTTATATTGCTTATATCACTTACTTTGTTAACACCACCAATACCGTCATGTGTAAAAGAAGTTACAACATCATATTGATTAACCGTTGCCCCAGCTTCCTCAAATTCAGTATAACTTAACTGTGGATAATTATTTAGATATCTCTTTTTATTAAAATTTTCATGGTAGTTAAACCCAATTGGATTATATTTTTTGTTTACTATATCAGGAGCATACCGTACTCCTCCCATGCCACCGCTTGAAATAAATTGTGGTAGATTAAACGAATTATCTAAAGACACTTCCTTTACAGCTTGCATAACTGCTTTTGAATTTGGTATTTGGTTATTACCAATAGTTGTCGTGTCGTAATTATGATTGTATGTAAATATTGGCTCATCGTAAGTGTACTTTGCTAATTCGATAGGCATAAAGTTATATTTTAAGTTGGAATCTTGAAAGAAATAAAATCTTACTGCATCATTTTTCCAAAGTGATCTTCTTGCTAGCCACGAAACAGTATATGCAGGATCCCATTTAGGTATAACAACTTTTTGTGTTGACGAGCTTTGCTCCCATATGTTTATTTGTTCGTTAGAATTTTCTAGAAATATTCCTTTTGCAATCTCAGATGTTGTACCTGTTAATGCTCTATTCACATCTGTAAAATATGAATTGTAAGCAAAATCAGAAACTAATTTTAATACATATGCCCTCTGTTTATCATCACTATTAATTGCATCGATTGAAACCACTCTCATTGAAAATGTCTTTTGCATGTCAGAATAAGATATTTTTATTTCAACTCTGTTACTTGGTTCCACAGGAAATTTACTAATAAAATTAGTTGAGTCAAGTAACATTAGCTGACCCACTGCTGTGTAATCAACAATAGACGAATCGAGTGCAAATTCGACAAACAAATCTGTGACGTCTGCAGCGCTTTGTGTACTCGAAATTTTTACACTGTCGACAACAATTTTTCCAGGATGAAATTCAATCGCGGCCATTTAATTACTCGTTTGCCAAGTTACGTAACTCAGTCTTCATTATTTCTACTAAATTTTGGTTTGGTATAATTATGTTACGTTTTGTTTCGTTTAGTTCAAATTCATAATCATAAATTGACACTGGTGTCAAAGTTGGTTGAACATATGTATTTCCAAAAACATCCTTACCATAATAAGTGCCAGTATCAAACGAATACACAACACCTTTAGCATCTTCAAAATGATGAGGACGATAAAGAACACCATACTTTCCATCAGAATCTTCAAACGAATTAGAAGGGCTGCCGGCAAATCTTATGAATTCGTTTGTAACCAAATCACTCAACACTACTTCTGAGTCCGACATAGTTTTTTGAGTTCTATACTTATCAAGAAGGTATGTGTTTAATTGTTTTTGAGTTTTGGGCCAATCATTGTATAAACTATAAGTTTTATTAACAATCATTATACACCAATGATAACTAACATCACCATAGAGATCATAACTTATTGTCTCTGGTGTTTCCCCGTCTTTAATATTATATTCTTGAAAGTTTGTATTACTTTCTAATATTTTCTCTAATACATCCACGCGTGTTGAAAGATTGTTAAACACTCTGCTAACACCATCAGGGAAAGTATAATTGATATAATCAAAAGAAGTAAAGTATTTCATTATTCTTCAATTTCCATTCCGTTGTACATTGGATATATTGGACGGCTTTCAATACCGGCATCACTTTTTACTCTATTCAATATAGCGTTTGCTTTTTCTTGACCTGCTTTATCAAACTGCTCGGCTCTGTACAATGGTTCGATCTCAACAAACTGTAATGTTAAAGTGACTTCCATTGGAGACCCATCATTAAACAAAGCATTTTGTGTATCACCACCATATTGTACATCGACGTTTTGTAGAAAGCTAGCCCTTGGTTGTTCGTGGTATTTTAGCTTTTCGCCTTGTCTCATATATGATATATTCCATTGACAAGGCACTTCATAGTATCCCAGTCCGCCAACATTTGTTCTTGCTGGTAACATAAAATATAAAAATTTATCACATATTTGTTTAATAACAGCGCTTTCGTTTCCATCTTTAGGCATCATTCTAAAAGAATAATTAAACTGTCTATGAAGCACACTGTTAAAAACTTGAAATGAAAAGTTGTTAGCAACCTGACCAGTAGCAACACCAAGGATAGCTTTTTTATTTCCAGTAGCTAAAAAGTCTTGGATAGCTCCAGGAATTAATTTTCCTGCGGCGTCTGCAACACCGTTTTGGTCAATTGTCGAAACAGCATCTATAGCTGCTGTTCCTAATCCGCCTAATTGAGCTGTTGCATAATCAACACTTGAATTAGCTCTAAGTTCAAATGGTAAAAATAAATTAATTGAACCAGCAGAATTTTTTGAATCAGGAAGTGTTTTTATACCTAGTTCTAAATCTTGGCCAAGTATTTTAACTTTACCTTGAATAAATCTACCAATAGCGTTTACATCAGACGTTACAACTGCATTACCTAACTGCCGAAACGAGTCGACTGTTTGAGCTGCTCCTTGAGCAATGTTTTGTAAAGCACCTTCTACTTGTTCAAATGCATCGGCAAAACTTGATATGGTTTGGTTAGCATTTACTTGATTCAATATTGATCCTGTCAAGTTAGCAGAAGATTTGTTACTTACAGGGTTGGATCCTTTCTTTAAACTTTCAGAACCTCCGTATTTTACAATACCCGGCTCGAAACGAATAAAGTTTGGATACTCGTTTGAAACTCCTACGTTTGCAGGATATCTTAAATTACCAAAATTTGGAATGCCCATATAAATACCTCATATACGTATTTAATAAGGATATTAATGGCTTATAAAGGTAATTTTAGACTCTTTGAAAATCCTGACAAATATATAGGTGATATCGACAATGTAACCTATAGATCTTTGTGGGAACGTAATGTAATGAGATGGCTTGACTCAAACCCTGACGTAGTAGAATGGGGTTCAGAAGAAATTTCAATTCCTTACGAACATCCAGTAAGAGGTGGTAAAGCTAAATATTATCCTGACTTTATAGTCAAGTGGACTAATGGTCAGATAAAGCTTATTGAAGTCAAACCTTATACTCAAACACTAAGGCCAGTTCAACCTTCACGTCAAACACAAAAATACATTAAAGATGTAATGACATACGCTGTAAACCAATCTAAATGGGCAGCGGCGCAAGAATTTTGTGATAAAAATAAAATTATATTTGAGTTGTGGACTGAAGTAAAATTGAAAAAAATTGGTATTTTATCTTGGGAGGTTGATCAAGCTGTTCTTATGCAAGAAAGTAAAAATGTCAACAAACCCAAGCTAAAACAATTTGGTAAAAAACCCAATAGACCAAAAAGAAGATCTTAACCTGCTCCATATATTGGATGTACAGTTAGGGAACTAGACGAACCTGGCTGTGGTCCAAATGATGCAACTAGTTGATTAACAGTTGTATCGCCTTGTACAAATTGTGCAAAGTTAGTACCAGCTTTTTGAGATGCATTAGC